TGAACCGACTAACTACGCTTGATGCGATGCGCAATGGCGCCACAATCCAAATAAGACCGGGGTTTTAATGTTTGATTCTCTGAAATTCTGGGAAAAGAAACCCGAAGAGCCTCCGGAAATAATTTCCGATACGTTGATGCCGGGAATACATCAAAAAATATCTCAAACTTTCGTTAATAGTCTAATTGGATCAATTTTTGACGGTGAAAAATTCCCCGGGGGGTTCGGCGCGACTAATGGTTATGAGGTCGTTGACTATTGGACGCTGCGCGAACGTTCCGTTCAACTGTTCACTGATAATATTTACGCGTCCGGTCTGATAAAGCGGCTGATTACGAACGTAATAAACACCGGACTTTCCCTCGAAGCGACTCCCGCAGGCGACATTCTCGGAAAAGACGACGATTTCATAAACGATTGGTCAGAGAACACGGAAACGCTGTATAGGCTCTGGGGACAAAACAAAGAGCTGGTCGACTGGAAACAGAAAGAGACCGATGGCGGACTACAAGCGCAGGCTAAAAAAACCGCGCTTCTATCGGGCGACTGCCTTGTGGTTCTGCGGACTTCCAGACAGACCGGACTCCCCGTCACCGAATTGATAGACGGACGCCATGTCCAGCAACCTACAGGCGACTTCCTGAGCGGCGCGTTGGGTAGAGGAAACACGGTTCAGCACGGAGTGGAGATTGATTCCAATGGGCGACACGTCGCTTTTTTCGTCAAACAAAAGAAGGGACTTGAGGAAAAGTTCGTCAGGATACCAGTCAAAGGGCCAAAATCAGGAAGGAAAATCGCGTGGTTGCTGTACGGCTCCAAACGTCTATTGGACGACGTCAGAGGCGTTCCGCTTCTTGGAATCGTCCTGCAATCGCTGAGGGAAATCGACCGATACAGAGACGCCGAACAAAGAGCGGCTGCGGTAAATGCGTTTCTCGCGATGTTTATCCGCAAAGACTCTAACAAACCGGGAACACGCCCGCTTTCAGGCGAAGCGGTTCGCAAAGATACAGCCGAGGTTACGGACGGCGACGGCTCGACTCGTGATTATCAAATGTCTAAATGGCTACCGGGAATGGCTATGGACGAACTGGCGCAAGGAGAAGAACCTGTTTCCTTCGACACAAAGCGACCGAACGTCAATTTCGCGGTTTTCGAGGCCGCTATTTTGTCGGCTATCGCTTGGGCGAACGAAATCCCGCCTGAAATATTAAAACTCGCTTTCAACTCTAATTATTCGGCGTCTAGAATGGCGGATTCGGAGTTTAAAATATTCCTGAATAAAGAGCGCTCGGATTTCGCCGATAATTTTACCATTCCCCGCTATAAAGAATGGCTTGTCGGCATGGTATTGACCGACCGAATTCAAGCCGACGGGCTTCTCGAGGCCTGGCGTGATCCAGCTAAATTCGAGATTTTCGGAGCTTGGACCGATTCCGATTGGGCCGGGGCTATCAAGCCGCATATCGATCCGCTTAAAGAGGTCAATGCGAAAATAAAAATGGTCGAGGCCGGATTCATTACTCGCGACAGAGCTTCCAAGGAGCTGACCGGTATGAAATTCACAAGAGTAGCCAAGCAACTCAAGCGTGAAAATCAACAGATTTTAGAAGCCAATCAGGTTTTGATAGACTCCGAAAATCAGCAACAGATGACGGCGGTAGTCCAAAAACAACTAAAGTTTTTCGGGGAAGATTTATTTGATATTATTAAAGAACAAATCGGCGAACACTTAAATAAAATTAATCATGGCGGCAGGCGATCCGACAATAGTAGCGGTTCCGGCGGGAGCTTGGAAAAAAGTGGCGACTAATGTGACATCCGGGAGAATCAGTATTTTGTCACCGACTAATGACGATTGGTATCAAACGCAAAAAGCAACGGGAGGCGGCGCGCCTACGGCAGTCCCGGAAGTAAAGCTCGATTTTCAGAAAAATATAATTGATTCAGCCGTTGCTATCGATGTTTATGTTTATGTCAAAAATACAGCCGGGCGCGTGGAGGTAATATAATGCGCGATTGCAAGTGCGGCATAATTGGAGACGGCGGAAACAAATCGGCGAGAATCGCGCAGAATGAAGCGGATATTGCTTTTCTGAAAGGAGAGGGATCGTTCACGGCCTATACCGACCCTGCTGTGGATTCTATCACCGTCGCGGATGTCGACGATTATATCGGGGTGGCATTTACCTTGACGGCTGCGGGGAATAGTCAGACGCTCCCGACACCAACTGATACGACGAAAGAACATTTTTTCACAGCCGTTAACGTCTCAACCTCTACCGATAATATTGCCATCGATGGCATAATCATAGAGCCGAAAGAGGCGACTAAATTTACATGGATAACAGGCAGTTCTGCTTGGGTTGGCTCTGACGATTCCGGGATTTTTTTCAACGATGGAACAGACGTCAAGACACAAGACCCGTCATTAAATATCGATCTCCAGACCGGAGTTCTTAAAGACAATGACGTTACGGCAGGGATTGCGCTCGGCGACGCATCGAACACGGCTTTGAGCGGTTTATTTTCAGCGACTAGCATTTTGGGTGCATCGAACGAATTGAAGGGCTACCCGTGCAACGCGCCAGCTTACGCGGCTACTATCACGATAACCGACGATCAAATGTCGAGTATTTGGCAGATTGACAGTTCGGGCGGAGACGTTGCCGTCACGATTCCGGACGTCAGCGCGGCGAACGACACGTATTGGCTCAGATTGTATAAGGGCACGTTCGACGACAACGTAATTACGATCGAAACCGTGTCAGGTCAACAGTTGAACGGAACGACCGCCGAAATTATTACAGCAGGCGGCAAGGGGTTTACGTTATACGCGCATAACGCGTCGAGCGGGTATAAACTCATACAGGACAATCGATTCGGAATTTCTACGGGAGGAACATTTTCTTTTTTTCTGAGCGACACGGCAAGCGACATCGGCGGATATTTAACGATGTACACGGAGGACACGGGGGGCGTTGAATCAAGTGTTTCTTCAGGAGCGTTAGGAGTTGGATCGGCTCAATTGATCGAGGAGTGGTCTACTGAGAGCGGAGTCCCTGGACTGACTTCATTGCAGGCAGGGATTTACAACGTTCACTTTCATGCGTCTAAAACAGGCGTCAAAACAGCGGTCGTATTTTTTCGGCTATACAAACGAGTCCTGGCCGGAACCGAAACGCTGCTGATGACGTTTGAAAACTCTAACACAATCACGACTAAAGCTGCTTTCAGCGTCGACGGAGTTCTAACCGCCGAAGCTACGCTCCTGGCAACCGACAGACTAGTCCTCAAATCCTACGCGACGATTGGGGGGACGGGAACTGACGCGAATGTGACGCTATACATGGAAGGCGAAACCGTTTCCCGGTTATCAGTTCCAGTTTCTTCGGCTCAATTGGATACTCGGTATCTAGTAAAAACCGCGTTTGCGTCTACGCAGACGGTGATTAGCCCTATAGCGTTTTCGAGCGTTTTGGCCGTGAACGGTGGGCTGAAGGACGCGGATGCCGTAACTCCAATCGCGCTCGCGAACGCGGCCAACCCCACCTACAACACCACCGACAAAACAATCGTCGGCTCGACTAACGAGGTGCTTTCGAATATTCCGCATGCGGTCGAGAACGTGTATGCGCCTACGCTCGGACAGACTGTTTTTACACTATCGTCGGCCCCTTCCGGCGCGGCCGCGTTTTCGCTGTACCTAAACGGGCAGTTGAGACTGCGCGGCACGGATTATACGCAAACAGTGACGACCCTAACATGGCTGGACCCGAGCGGTTTGACCCTGCTGACGACCGATCAGCTGATAGCGCGCTACAACGACACCGCGTTAACGATCCCGGGAACGAAAACGATATTTTTTCAGGTCGAAGGGGACGCGAATTTGGGCAGTCATCGCGTGCAGGCGATCGGCGCAACTGGCGCGTTCAGATTCGAGTTTAAAGTTCCTGCTGATTTTTCTTCGCTGATCGAACTTACGCTAATCGGGATTATATCGGCGGGCGCGGCCGGAAGCGGCAAAGACATCGATCTCGCCAGCGATTACGGCACGTTCGGGGAGCTGTATAATGAGCACTCCGAGACGGACACCGGGATCGTCTATGATTTTACAGGGTTAACAGATCGAATCACGGAGCTGGACATATCCAGCGTTTTTTCCAGCCTCGCAGCCTGCGACGTCTGCGGGGTATTTGTCGATCATAAGGGGATCGGCGGTACGATTTATTACGCGATGATTAAAATGCGATACCAGAGTCTGTAATCTATGTCAATACTGAGAAACGAGCAAATCGGCAATCCGAGACGAGCGGGATTTTTCGTAAAATACAGCTCGTCAACGGCCGTTACTGTGACGGCGGGTTCGATAAAGGCGAACGAGAAATTTTATACGCTATCCTCCGACGCGACGCACAACATGACGAGTTTGACCGGAACGGACAGTCGCCGCTATATTTATATTGACGACTCCGCGAGCAGTCCGCCCGTCGCGGTTATTATCGACAGCGCCACCGCGCCCGCCGAGAGCGCGGCGCTCGACGGCTGGTACAACGGGGCTGACCGGTGCCTCGGCGTTGTTCCGAATCGATCGATCGCCGTGATCCCGTACTTTGATGCAGTTACGGTGAGCGAGCGTTTCGTCCGTATCACATTTGCGCGTCTGATGCTCCCCGCCTTGGCGGTGAACATGGACCCCAGCGGCAACTGGCAAACCCCGAACACGAATGAATCAAGTGTACTCGTTCCGGTCAACGCGTCGGAAATTTATTTACGCATGTCAAACAGCGACGTGGGGACGGCTGTTTCTTTGTATGCGGCGTCGTCGGAATTCGCGGCAGTCAGCAGTCTGGGCGCCGATCCGTTCGACGTGTACAGCTCCTCGCCCGCCCAAGCGATAAAATGGATTCCACTCGGCGCGTCAAGAAATATTCAGATCAGCGGGGCGGACATCAACGATAATTTTCTGACCGCATGGTGTCTGGGATACGGGTATTTACGATGAGTTTAACATCGGCGCGAGTATTAGTGTGTAATTTTAGTAGGTTAGGCCAGGGCGGTTTTTTTCAGGGGGCTGCGTAATGTCCTATTTTTTGATTCTTCCGCTTAAGATCAAAATGGGGAACTCCGTAAATGAGTAAAATATGAAAACGATAGTAATCTCAGGTGAAATCGGCTGGGACGTCTGGCCGGAAGACGTGCGTAGAGAATTCTCACAGGCAGGAGGCGAAGACGTAGAACTTGAAATTTCTTCCCCAGGCGGCTACGTATACGACGGCATAGAGATTTTTAATATAATTAAAAACTATTCCGGGAAAGTAACGGCAAAATTAGTTGGATTGGCGGCTTCAATGGCGTCATACATTCCGCTTGCAGCTAATAAAGTAGTTGCCGAGTCAAACGCGGTTTTCATGATCCATAACGCGTCCACTTTTTCGGGTGGAGACCATCATGACTTAAGGCACGATGCGGATATATTAGAGGGATTCACTAAATTATTGTCTCAAAAATACGTTGAGAAAACCGGCAAAACGCAAGAAGAAATTCTAGCTATGATGGATAAAGAAAGCTGGTTTTTCGGCGAAGAAATCAAAGAAGCCGGCTTTGCCGACGAAATGGTTGACGGAGATTCAAAGGAAGAAAAAGCCGCCGCCGTTTTGACGGCTAAATCCACGTTTGAAAATCTGGCCATAAAAATGAAACGGCAAAATGAGCGCAGAGGCGACATTGACAAAATAGCCGCGCTGCTTCCAGAAAATAAAACAGTTTCCAAACATCAGAAGACAAGCCCTTCTGATAAAACGCAAAATCCAAAAGGAGAAAAAATGGATTTGATCAAATTGAAAAACGAGCACGCTGACGTTTACGCTCAGGCATTTGAGGAGGGGCGTCTCGACGAATCTAAGCGCGTTGCCGGTCATGCCATCGTGGCTGAGAAAACAGGCGCGTATCCTTTCGCCATGTCCTGTATTCAGGACAAAACGAAACGAGTGACGGACGACGACGTCTTCGCCGAGTATCAAACCGCCGGGATGAAAAAACGCGATTTGAAAAACTCAGCCGACGACGGAGAAGAAACCGAAGCTGTGACTACCGACACCGAAGGAGAAGGAGCGGGAGGTGGAAACGGAAAAACAGACGATGAAAAAGCACAGGCCTTGGCCGACGCAATTATGGCGAGACACAAAAACTCGGGGGTTAAATAATGGCCAATCCTACGATTACCAATGTTGACACGCAACAACTGGAAATTTTCAATCCGATATACGAGGACGCGGTATTGGCGTTCACTGGCGTAGCCACTTGGCCGCTCGGAACTATCATGGCTAAAATCTCCGCATCTGCCGGAGCTGTAACCGCCGATGTCGGAAACACGGGAGACGGAACCGTAACCGGCCTGGCTTTGGCGCCAGGCGGGCCTCCTTTGGTCGGCGCGTGGAACCTGGAATGTACCCAGGCTTATACGGCTCCCGCTGCGGTTGCTGATGTAGGCAACACCGGAGGCGGAACAGTCACCGGATTAAGCCTGAATGTCGGAGGGCCAGTTTTAGCCGGAGCCTGGAATCTTGAATGTATTACCGCCTATGTCGCGCCAGCCGCAGGAACACCCGCTTTTACCGGAACCGGAAACGGAACCGCATCGGGAGAGGCCGCCGGAGTCGACACGATTAACGGAACTTATATCGTCACCTGCATTGACGCAACCGTATCAGGGTCGGAAATTTTTAAAGTCGAAACTCCCGAAGGCATAAGATTGGCCGACGATTTGACGGTCGGCGTCGCTTATAGCAATACGCATCTGGGGTTGACATTGACTGATGGCTTAACCGATTTTATCGTGGGTGATTACTGGACGATCGCGATGACGGTTGGCCCGGTTCCCCTGCATGGAGGAGTTTTCAAACTTGAAGACCCAAATAGCGCAATTGTTGCAAACGCGCTTACTTTGCCTGGAGTCACGGCTGGAACAACTCTTTTGATAGACTATAACGGCCTTCGCTTTACCCTAACCGACGGAGCACCCGATTTCATAGTCGGAGATAAATTCGCCATTACCGTAGCGGCAGGCGCGGTTCCCGAACACGGCGGAGTTTTCAAACTTGAGGATCCCAATAGCGTCATAATCAAGAGCGATATCACATTGCCGGGATCAGCTCTCGGAACCGTGACGACTGAAACCGCCGGCCTTCGCTTTACCCTAACCGACGGAGCACCCGATTTCATAGTCGGAGATAAATTCGCTTTAGCGATCACGGACGAGGGGGGTGATTGGCAGCCATACGTCGAGGGCGCTTTAGACGGAACCGGCACAGCGAAAGGCGTTTTGCCCGCCGCTAAAACTTCGACTGGCTCAGGCGACGTTTACTGGCGGATGCTGATAGGGGGCGAAGTGGCAGAGGATCAATTGTCTGTTTTAGCAGGAGGAACTATCCCGCAGCAGGCGATCGATGACCTGCGCGATTTTACGATTCATTCAACCGCCGGAGTCAACTTGAGCATTCTGGACAATCAATAGAGGTTAAAATATGAGTTTTGAACGAACCGCAATGGGACTGGTTTTCAAAAAGAAGGCCAACCCGACATTGTTTTTGTCGAGCATGTTTAAGACTCCCGACAGGAATATTTTCCCGACGATACAAGTGCAATTCGACATCAAACGCAGCGGCGAGGAGATGTCGGTTGATATTGTGCGAGGGACTGGCGGAAGGCTGAACTACGATAAGCAATTCACCAATAAAAACTACATTCCTCCCATGTACGACGAATACGGGAATGTGAACGAGGCTGAACAACTGCTTTACCGTGTAGCCGGTAAAAATGAATATGACGACGTGCTGATGGCCGATATTATCGACATGATCACGAACGATCAAGTGCTGTACCAAGATAAAATTTTGCGTGCTATCGAATACCAAGCGGCGCAGGTATTGTTTAATGGAACGATCGTTTTGATATTCGGAGACACGATCGATTTCAAAATGAAAGCCACGCATAAGGTCAATCAAGCATGGTCGGGAGCAGGAGACGACCCGGATGCGGGATTGCAGACCGTATGCGACTTGAACCGAGCCGACGGACTTGGAACGTCTACCGACGCCATCTTCGGAGCGACCGCGCTTAATACCTATCTGAACAATGCTAAAGTAATTGCGAAATCGAATTTCAGGCGGGTTGATCGAATTGATATTAGACCTCCGTTGTTGAATTCAGACGGCGCCAACTTCCACGGGACGATCAGCGTGGGAGATTACACGTTAAACGTCTGGACATATCCGCAGGTCTACACTGTGCCAATGGGCTACGGTCTCCCGAACGAGGGGACTAAAGTGCCCTACGTGCCCACGTCGAAAGTTTGGGTTGGAAATCCTAATGCGCGTTTTGATCTGATTTACGGAGGAGTTGCTCAATTGCTGCCTGCCGATCCGCGCCTGGCCGCTCTGGGAATCTCGAATATGCCGCTGATCACGGCGGGAAAATGGCATCTGTACGGAGCGACTGACTTTAAGGCCCAGAATGTTATTTACGGTGTAAGGTCGGCGCCTCTGTGTATTCCGACGGATATTGATTCCTATTCAGTCATAACCACCTCTTAGGGGGAAGTATGAGATTTAGAATTAAAGCAGGCCGGAATGTAACCCTAAAAATGGGAACAGGCCATCCCGGGTATGAATTCGGTCTGGACGAGATAGGCACGCCCGACGCGCTGGAAACGGCGGTGGAGTGGGTCGCTGCTGGAGCTGTTGAGGATATTTCGCCTGAACCGGAACCGGAACCAGTAAAGGAGCCAGAACCAATCAAAGAGCTGGAACCGGAACCAGTAAAGGAGCCTGAGTCTGATCCAGAAAAAGTCCCGACTTTGGTCAAAAGGGGACGTGGCAGACCGTCCGGCAGCGGAGCGAAGCGGAAATGAATTTCCGCGAAATAGCCGAAAATGATTTGTCTTTCACTCTTGAGGACAATGATTTCGGGTTCGGCTGGCCGATAAACGTCACCGATCCTGACGGGTTGAGCGCAGACGTTTTCGGCCAGCAAAACGATATTGCATTTCAGATAGATCCGCAAACGGGAGAGAGCGTTTCCGGCAGAATCGTTGAAATTGTCTTGAGGATTAAAACTTTGACGGACGCCGGGTTCGCCTCATTGCCTAAGCAGCAAGCGGACAAAACGAAGAAACCTTGGATTTTCGTCTTTGACGATGTATCCGGAAATTCAGGAACGTTCACTGTTAAAGAGTCGCACCCGGACCAAACGCTTGGATTGATTTTTTGCCAGTTGGAGGTTTATAAAGTATGACTATCCCGCTGATAGATAAGTACGATTTTTTTGAGATCGTTCTGGCGCAAGTCGGCGCGATCCTGGCGGCTGAAACTATCGCACAGCAGGCGTTAGCGGTGACGGCTGGCGAAGATTCTACGCTGTGGGCTTTTGATACGTATATCGATAGATATAATCCTTATGAAGAGTTCCAGAACGACGCGGACGCCACGCCGATTGTAAATATTTGGTACGACAATTCGAATTTTCCTAAAGGCAAAAGCCAATCGGTCGGGCGGATGGTCAGCTCTACGTCATACAATATCGACATCTATGCGGCGGCGGCCAGCGAAGACGACCCGGCGGGCGGATATTTAAGGGGTGACGAGGAAAGCGCGAAAAATCTGCACAGAATAATCCGGCTGGTTAGGAATATTCTCATGCACCCCGACAATCAATATCTGCAATTGACTCAGGCGGTCGGGACTAGAACGCAGAATTTAATATTTTCGCGGTGGATAGACTCGATTCAGGTTTTTCAGCCGCAAATAGACGATAGGCCGGTGGCGGGGGTTATCGCGGGCCGATGTTCGTTGAGTGTCGAGTTCAATGAATTGCCGGTGACGGAAACATATAATCCACTGGAAACCGTCTACGCAACGGCCAAGCGAGCGGAGGACGGAAAAATAATTTTCGAGGCTCAATTTGAAACAACATAGGAGCGCAAATGGTGGCACTTAGCACGGCGGTAGACCCGAACGCGGTAGCCAGGGTTATCGGCATAAAAACAACTTTTCAAAACCTACGCGGCGGAGTCCCGTTTCTCCCCATAAGAATCGGCGTAATAGGCCAAGGAGCCACTGCTTCTCAAGCCTCGTACGACACGACCAAAACGACAATTCTTTCAGCTAAAGCCGTCGGAGACGCCTACGGCTACGGCAGTCCGCTGCATTTGGCGGTCAAGCAGCTTTTGCCGCCGACAGGAGACGGCGTCGGCATTATCCCCGTCACTATTTATCCATTGAAAGGCGACGGAGCCGGGGTTGCGGCAGCCGGAACAATTACTCCCTCAG